TGTGGGAGAAGAACCTACAGGACGGCTCAACCCTCAAGAAGCTGATCGGCGAAAACGCTGCGTTCGGCCTGCTTGAGCATCCGAAAGACGGCCAGGTAACTCTGGAGTCTCCAATTTCTCACTCGGTCACGTCCGTCAAGATGGACGAAAGCGTAGTAGTGACCGGCGAGATCACGATTATCGACTACGGCGACAACTCTCCGGGGCGCAAGCTCAAGGCTCTCATCGAGCAGGGCTACAACCCCAGGGTGTCCAGCCGTGGATTCGGCTCCCTCATCAAGGGCACCGATGGCGTCGATGACGTTCAGGATGATTACGTGTGTGAAGGCTGGGACGTGGTGATCAAACCATCGTTCGAGACCGCCGTTCTCAACCCTGACCGCACATCCCCAGCCCTCGACACTGTTCTCGGACGAACCGAGAGCCAAACGGTCACCGAAACCACCGAAACCAATTTGAAGCCGGAGCCTGCTAAGGATTCGCCGCCTGTTCAGACCGCTTCAACCGCTCCAGCAGGGGTTCCTGCCGCAGCGCAACCGCAACCAACAGTCATCACTGAGTCAACAGCTATGAACATCAACGAAGTCAAGAGTCGGATCGCTCAGTTGATCAGCCAGGGTAAAGCCGGGCTGACACCAAAGCAATTCGCCGAAGGCGTTGCCGTGATGGCGGAACTACACAACGCAGTAGCGACATACGTCGCTGAGGATGCAAAGCGTTCTTGGGAAGGCACCAAACTCCACCAGGAGATTGAGTCTCTCGAAAATGCCTGGGCATCTGCTCAAAATGCGCCGTCAAAAGTCGCCATCAAGCTCCGGGAAAATCAAAACAAGGTTCTGCACGTCTGCAAAAACCTCGTCGAGACGGCCCTGAAGTACAAGAACGCCCTCGCAGAGTCCCTCAAAGCATCTGTTTCACAACAGCGGCTCATCGAGGAAATCACAACGAACGGACAAGGCTGGATGGCCCTCGCCAACAAGCGAAAGGCACGTCTGGAGTTCTTGGAGAAGAAATACGTGCTCGCCACGGAATGTCTCCAGGTTATGACCGGTCGTTACAACGAGGACATGAGCGCCCTCGGCACCCACATCATCAATTTGGAGTTCAAGGACAAGCTTACCCCTGAAATCCAGACAGCACTCAAGGAAGCCAAGACCCCGAAAGCGATCCTGGCGATCCGTGAGCAGTTGGAAGGCAAGCCGGAAGCGGCTGCGCCGACCACTCCGAAGACACCTGAAGCGAAACCGACAGCGGTCAAGACTCAGGAATCAAAGCCAGCGCCGTCTGCCGCAGCGCCGGTTTCGGGGAACAAGCCAGCGGCACCTGCGGCCCCTGTGACCGAAAGTGAAGTCCCGGTTAATCCCCGGAACTCCATGACGGAATCCCTGGGGATTCTCAGTCGTTTGTCCCTGGCATCCGCCAAGTAAAACGAGCAAGGCAGTAAACCAACAACAACAACGACCAAACACCAAAGTATATGGTAATTCAAGACTCAAAAACCGGTCGCCCAATGTTGGCATCCAATGGCGGACACATCAGCCGCTTTACGGATGTCCTCGAATGGGGTCACAGACTAGCCGAAACACCGGTCGGCATCCAAGAGGGAAATCCTCGTGGTCTGTGGGAAGCAAAGGGTTGGCAGGAGTTCGTCAAGAACATGCCGGAACACAAGCGGGCAATTACAGCAGTCATGCTGGAAAACTGCCGTGCTCGTTTCGGCCAACTGGACGAAGTTACCCGCACAACTTCACTCGGCACCTTTGACAAGTGGATTTTCCCTGTCATCGCCAACATGTCGGAAAACGACGTGATCGACCAACTGGTCGCCCTCCAGCCAATGGCAGGCCCAGTCAGTCAGATCGTCTACCTCGACATCGTGACCGGTAAGCGCAAAGGCCGCACCCCGCAAGGTGCTCCTATGTGGCGTGCCCTCCAGGGCGCAGTTGACCGTGACGACGACGCCGATGAACTCGTGCAAGACGAGACCGGTTCGCTGTCTGGCAATGCCTGCACCCTCGAATGGACTCCTGTCCGTGCTGGTACCGTTCAAGTGACGGTCGGCTCCGACACGACCATTGACGACGGCAACGGTTCCCTCGTGGCATCCGGCGCAATCAGCGGCGGCACGGTGAACTACACAACTGGCGCAGTGACGGTCACTGGCGTCAGCGCAACGGCAAGCTACAGCATCACGTATGCGTTCAATGCTGAGGGTAACCTCAACATCATGGACTACGAGATGAAGCTGTCGAGCACACCCGTCACCGCCAAGGTGATGAAGCTCAAGGCGCTGTGGTCTGAAGAAGCCGACCAAAACCTCCAGGCGATGTACAACATCAAGGCCGAGTCGGTCTTGCTGAACGCCCTCACGAACGCCCTCCAGTATCAGAAGCACCGTCAGGTGATCTTCGATCTGCGTGCTCGTGCGGACGCAGGCTTCGTCGTGTGGGATGCGGTTGCTCCGTCTGGCATCAACTACCAGACCCACAAGTTCTCCATCATTGATGCTTTCGAGACTGGCTCGAACTTCATCTTCGGGGCGACCAACATGGTCGCCGGAAACTGGCTCCTGCTCGGCCTCCAGGCCGCAACGGTCGTCGCTACGCTCCCGCAGTTCGTGGCGAAGAACAACAGGACTCAGATGCAGGGTGTCACCTACATCGGTGACCTCGGAAACAAGAAGGTCTTCGCTGACCCTCACTTCCCGAACAATGAGTTCCTGATCGGCCACAAGGGCGACCAGTTCCTCACGACCGGGTACGTGTTGGCGGAGTACCAGAAGCTCTACACCACGCCCGACATCGTCCTGCCTGACTTCATCCACCAGCGGGGATTTGCGACATCTTTCGCCCGAAAGATGATCAACAGCAAGTTCTACTGCCGTGGCTTGATCCAGAACAGCCCGACGAGCTTCGGCTCGGTGATCGGCTAACCGATCTGCAAGAAATTCACACCCCGCTGAGAGCGATCTCGGCGGGGTTTTTCGTTTCGTAGTTACAGCGTGATCGCAGAAGCACGAGAGAGCCAGTACGCAGTTCCTTACCTGGAATATAATGACCGGGTCGGCTACTACAACGGGTTGACTCCTGGGTCATTCCTGGCTGGCCAGGGCATCGGCTCGATGTATCGCAAGGGATACGAAAACGCCCTCATAAACGCTATGGTGCGCAGGATGGCGCTCGGCACCGTTGTCAGCATGAGGTCAAAGCGTGGTGGAATTGCCTATCATTCAGTGGTGTCAGACGAACAGATTTTCGCAGACTATGATGCCTTCGTCAAGAAGCACGAAGTTGCGGAAAGCATTGTGGCCCTCCTCCTGAAATAAAAGAACCCTGCCAGGAGCGACTCCGGCAGGGCCTTGTTCAGCGATGGGTACCAGTTCGCTGCCGCCAAGCTATTCCTGGCAAGATTCGATTTCCAAGGCTTCTGACTCAGCCTTAACGTCCACCACGGCGGGCCGTGTTCTGCTGCCGCAGTAGGCGAGTAGCTGGGAAAGCTGCTGACTGGCCATGAGCGAGACTTTGGCCCTGGTTGACGCCACGTAGACCAGGTTCACTTCGTCGTGCTTGATCTGAGTTTTGCGGTCGTCGCCCAGGGCACGGGGAAGGCCATTCTCGTCAAACATCTCGGCGTAGTCGCTGCCAAGCACCACGTTGTCCCACTCCAAGCCTTTCGCCCGGTGGGCGGTGACTAACGTCGCCTGGGCGTCTTCCGGGCGCTGGACGAGGCTACCACGAATCTTCTCGATCTGCGCCGGTACGCCTTCACGGTATTTTTCGACGACGGCGGTCGCAATGTTCCACTCCGGGTCAGCCTGGCCGGTTTTGACGAACTCCAGGAGTTCCCAGTAGTCAGAGAAGTTCTTCAACTCGAAGTCCCGGCAGTCCTGCTTGCGGCCCTGGAACAGGGCGAACACGTCCAGGACGGACTGGAAGATCGGAAGCTCGCCATACTGGCCGGAGCCGGGGACGAACATCTTGATCTTACCAGCCTGGCGGGAAGCCTCGGCGAACAAGAAGGCGTTGGTGCGGGCCAGGAAGGTGTATTTTCCCACGGGTTCATTTTCGTCCGTGCCGCCAGTGAGTATCTGGCCGGGTTTGCCAAGGCCGATCAAGGGGCGAGTCTCGTTGAAGAACGTGTTCAAAATAGTGTTGGCTACCCCGGCGATCTGCTGGCCGAAGCGGAACGACTGGGTGATGTAATACGTCGCCGACTCGACCTTGCCGAGGGCGTCCACCGCACCACGCCAGGCGTAAATCTGCTGGTAGGGATCGCCCGCCAGGAGAATCTGGCTGCCGTAATTTGCCTGGGAGAGAACGATGTCGTGGACGACCGGATTGGTGTCCTGGGCCTCGTCGAGCATCACCACATCGTAACCGAGGCGGGGTTTCGACAACTGGAACAGCTTCAGGTAACCGCCGTGGGTCATCGGGAAATCGGGGTTGCGGCCTTCGACCACCATCGCCCAAATCTGCTGGGCGTGTTTGACCAGAACCTCGCTGATGTCGTAGGTGTAGCGCCCGATCACGTCCGGTTCAGCGTGGGCCGTGGTGATGGAGTCGTCGGCGCTGTTGCAGTAGTTTTCGACCGTCTTGTGGACGAGGCTGG